TGCGAAGACCAAACCGTCTAAGTACACTCAAAAGTACAAGCAGATGTACGGTGAGGCAGTTGGGGCGAGAGGTGACGATGACCGTGAAGCAGACAAGAACATTATCGTCCAACTCCGTAAGGCAGTAGACCTCAAAGGTGACCACCCGATTGTTTTTGATGATGGTCGCAAAGTCAAGGTTAAGGCGGGTGATGCTGCTAAAGTATTACAAGCATTTAATAAAATTCCAAAACCAATCGATAAGGCAAAGTTCCAACAGCACATCAGCAAGTCACACAGCAATATGAAACAAGTTTTGAGTGCTGGTGTGTATGACATTCCTCCTGCCAGAGCATCATATATCTCAAGTGAGAAAATTAATGAGATGTTTGGGACAGAGATGATGCTTGAGGATGCATTTGATGAACTGATTGATCAAATTGAACTGAACGAAGGAAAGGGTAAAAGACAGAATATCAAGTCATATAGTTTGTTCTATCTTGATCCTGCTCGTTCGCCACTGTCACACGCAGTCCCAACTGATAACTATCAGATTGAAGCAGATGATGTGGGTGGATTGCTGACACCAAAAATCAATCAGTTACTCCGTATGGGTATGGCAAAGCAAGGTGACTTAGAGAAATATCGTCGTGCGTTGAAATCAGGTGAAAAAGGATTGACGAATCCTGTATTGCGTAAGGCACTGTTAGATATCCTTGATAAACTCATTAACATCGTTGATGACGACACCGCAGCATTCCAACGTGTTCGTAATGCGGTACTCAAAGGTCGCACAGATACGGGTAAAATTGATGAGCAAGATGCGGTACAGAGAGCGAAAGAACGCATCAGTCGAGAGAAAGAATCAGACAAACAAAAGTTCGACGCTATCCTTGACAGAGCAAGATTGAGGGATACTCGTAACAAGAATAGGAAAGAGTCATATGACGATCTTGAAGAGAAGTCCATTGAAGGATTAAAAAAGAAATCTGAAAAGAGTGGTGTTCCATACGGTATCCTGAAGAAAGTGTATGATCGTGGAATGGCAGCATGGAAGACAGGGCATCGACCAGGTACAACACCACAACAGTGGGCATTTGCTCGTGTCAACTCATTCCTTACTGGTGGTAAAACTCGTACAACCGCAGACAAAGATTTGTGGGCAAAGGCAAGTGCTGCAAAGAAGGCAAAGAAAGAGTCATTTGCAAGTGAAAGTCTTTGGGCGAACATTCACAAAAAAAGAGAAAGAATCAAAAGGGGTTCTGGTGAGAAGATGAGAAAAGTTGGTGACAAAGGAGCACCGACACCAGCACAAATGAAACGTGCAAAAGGTGAATCTATTGAAGAATCAAAAAAACCAACAACTGCACAAATTCGCATGGCAAAACGCATGAAGAAATATGGTGTTGGTAAGAATGACGACTTCTATCTTTCTATGATGGACCCAGAGACTCGCAAGAAATACGAACCAAGTAAACGTCCTGCTCCGATGAAAGTCGAACCACCAAAAGGTAAAACATTCAATTGGTTGCGTAGAGAACAACAAGAGTCTGAATTAGAAGAAATGCCACGGTGGTTGCTTGAACCTTTGAGTAAGATTACCAACAAAAAAGGTTATGATTCAGCAAAGAAAGTTCTACAAGATGTTTTGACTCGCAAGAAAAAAGAAGCGGGTCGTAAGGGATTACAGCACACTATTGAATACTATGCACAGCAGATTGCCAGACAGTTTGATGGTGTGGATGCTCGTGTGTTGGCAAAGATGGTGAACGAACAAGAAGTGATGGGACCTGTTGAGGTTGGCACTGATGAGATTCGTAAGCGGTACTCCGATATGACACCGGGTCAAAGAGAGTCCTATCCAAGACACGCATTCAGAGTTGAAGATTTGGATGAACAGATTGAAGGTGGAGAAATTAGAGTAGGCAATTATAAAACTGAATTCTTTCATATGTGCCCTTTCGCAACTAAATTATATAGTAAAATTGACACCTTGATTGATGATATGCGTACTGCCGAACGATTAGCACAGTTGCAAGATCAATTGTTCTATCGTGAGAAATATATAATCCAAAATAATGAAGCATCACCAGAGGATGTGTCTATGGCACAAAATCTCGCAGACCAAATTATGACGATGGCAAGAATGGTTGGACTTGAACAAGAACACTCATACATTCAAGGTCACGTTGATAAAATTAAAGAGATTGCAAATCAAGACCTAACAGAATCTGAATATGAAGGGCGTAAAGTAAAACTCAACGATCCTTTCCGTACACCGAAAGGACCTAAAAAGTTTTCAGTATATGTTCGTAATGAAAAGGGCAATGTGGTCAAGGTGAATTTTGGTGATCCCAATATGGAGATCAAACGAGATGATCCAAATAGACGTAAATCATTTAGAAGTCGCCACAATTGTGACAATCCAGGACCGAAGACTAAAGCAAGGTACTGGTCATGTCGTATGTGGGAAAAAGGTAAAACAGTATCCGAATTAGATTAAAGGAGAATACTCATGGCAACTTGGGGAAGTAAGAAAAATTATGGACTTCCTGATAGCGTTTTGGATGCTGTCAGAGAAGTAGTAAGTGAAAAGAAACTTGATCCTGTCGATAAGAAAGCGGTCAAGAAAGATTTCGATGACCGAAAAGATCAAGACCTCGACAACGATGGTGATATTGATTCTACTGACAAATATCTACACAAGCGTAGAAAAGCAATCAGTAAGAATATTGATAATGATAAGAAGGACAAGGTTGACACTGATCCTAAATTAGATGAAAATCTTGACGAAGCAATGCGTGTGCTTGCAACTAAGGGTAAGACCAAAGTTGTCACAAAGGGTGACGGTGTTGCAAAAGTTATGGTCGGTGGCAAAGAAGTCGCATCTGGTGATTTGGATGACGGTGCGGGTGGATTCTTTATGTCACGCAAGGGTGAGAAGGGGCAGAAGTTCTTTGACTCCGCACAGAAGATTGCAGATTTCTATGCAGAAGAAGTTGAACTGACAGAACGTAAAGACACAGCAAATCTGGTTGCCAAGGCACTGAAGAAGATGGGTGTAAAACCCAACGCAAAAGAAGATGAAGTCATCAAAAAGATTCCTGATGTGTTGAAAAAGATGGGTATGCAACAAGTATTGAACATGATGAACAAGAATAAAGATTATAGAAATGATATGTTAGGTGATATTCTTGATGATTTGGGGGGGATGTAACCATGACTTTAGAACGCACTATTCGATCAATGTTCATCAAAGAGAATGTAGAACCGATTGTCGAAGACGGTCACGTTGACGTTGCATCGGCAAAACGTCAATGTAAGACAATCATTGAGGATGCACAAGCAATCATGAGTGCACTAAACTCAATGGATAACGAAGGTTCTCTTCCGACTTGGTGGACAAACAAGTTAGCAGTCGCATCTAATAGCATGAATAAGATGAACGACTACATTTCAAATCCAACCGAAATGAAAGAAGAAGTCGATAAAGATAAACTCCTCAAAGCATTGAAGAAGAAACTTTCTGATGAAGGTGGTGCAGCAGGAATGAAACCACTCAAGGATGTTGCTAAAGAAATGGGTGTTGATTTGACACCTGAGATGCTAAAGGGTATGGATGGCATTAAGCAACACAGAGATGGTGATTACATTTTAGAGGCAGTCAAATATCCTCATATGATGTATGATCCTAAAACTGGTAAGGGGGTTGAAGCAAAATCTCCAGAAGATCATGAGAAGTATGCCAAGATGGGATACACTCACGACAAACCAGAAGGAATGGAAGAAGTACGAGACCCATCTAAGTCAGGTGGAACTGGATACGACTTGTACCACAAGGATTTTTCATCTGCGATGAAACACGCATACGACTATGCGAAGAAGAAGTTGGGTGTTGATATTGATCCAAAAGAAATTGATAACAAGGTTGCATCTGGTCCTCGCAAACCATCTAAGGGTAAGACTAACAAATACCGATTGATGGGTAAAGACGGTAAGAAGGGAGTTCAGATTCAAGTTGCTAATCTTGACGATAAGAAGTTTGAACTGAACATGTATAAAGAGTCTGTAGAACTGGACGAAGCAAAATCTAAGGAACAGCAGATTGCTGACTTAGAAAAAATGTTGGATCGTATCAGTGGCAACACTGCTTCAGTGAGAATGAAGAAGTTCGCACTTCAGAAAAAGATTGATAAGTTGAAGAACGAAGAACTTGAAGAGGCATACAAGACTCCTGCTGAAGCAGGTGCTTATGAAGCAGGTAAGAAGGCAGTTGCTAAGAAAGTAAGTTATGACGACAACCCCAACAAGAAAGGCACAAAAGAGTATACTGCTTGGTCTAAGGGACATAACGATGCTCGTGCGAAGATGATTGGCAAGCGTTTTAGCAAGGAAGAAGTTGAACTTGATGAAGCAACTCTTACGTTTGAAGCTGATCCTACAACAGCAAAACGAGTAAAGTCTGTAGGTGACGATAATAATGTTTCTTTCACCATGAAGGGTAAATCAGTAATCTTGAAAGGTAGCGAGAGAGACATTTTGCGTGTTATGTATAAAATGAAGTTTCCATCAAACGTTTATCAAGGCAAGATAAAAGAAGACGTTGAACTTCAAGAATCTCCAATGGTGACTTTTACTGTTCCGAATGTTACTTCCGACATGGCAAGTAAACTGGAACGACTCGCTAAAGACAATGATGTTGAGTATTCAAGGAAGGGACGCACTGTTGTCTTAAAGGGTAAAAGGATGGACGTTACATCTATCAGAACCAAAATGGGACTTGCTCAGACAAACCTAAAGATGATTCCTGTCAAAGAAGAAGTCGAACTGGACGAGAAGTTTGATGTCATTGTTACTGGTGATATTGATAAGAACCAAAAACAAATCGAGCGTGAATTAAAAACTTACAAAGGCAAATATGCTAGAGCAGTTGAAGATGATGGGGTAATGTTTACTTTCACTGATCAGCGTAAAGCAGATGGATTCAAAGCAGCAATTAAACGTCAAACAAATGATGTGTTCGCTGAAGATATTGAACTGGACGAGAAGAAAGACGAACCACCATTTGATGTCAGTAAGGCAGATTACAAAGGTGCAGCAAAAGAACTGACACAATACGCAATGACAAAAGGTGGTGTGGATAAGAAAGATTTCTTAGGATTTGCTAATCGTATGTCAGCAATCGCAAATAAGAAATCACCTCGTGTTACCGCAAAGTTTGCTCGTGACCTTCAAGACTTGGATACTGATGTTCGTGAAGTCGTCATTCGCATAATGCGTAACAATGGCATCAAGGTAACGATGGCAGGTCGTGGTCTGAAGATTGAGGGTGTCGGTGCAGAACTGACTGCAACACAGCGTCTCCGTGCCGTGATGGAAACAAAAGTGCCTGTCACTAAGTCAAAGCAATCATTGACTGTTGGTCAGTCGATTATGGAAAAGGCAATCGCACGAGTCCGTGAGGCAGAAGGCGAGAAGATGACTGATGCTGAAATGAAAAAACGTGAAGAAATCGTCAAAGAACTTAAAAAGAAAGAAGATGAGTTCAAAGAAAGATACGGTGACAAGTACAAAGAAGTGATGTATGCGACTGCTACAAAGATGGCAATGGGAAAAAATTAATGAGATTGTTCAAGTACCTCTTTGAAGAGTTTAATGGTAAAGACCAAATAATTTATTTTGATATGGATGGGGTACTTGCTGATTTTTTGCGGGGTGTGAAGGAAACCACTGGTAAAGACTTCACCGCACCGCAAGTGGTCGATGGCGCAAAGGCAGAAATAAAAAATGAAATCCATCAAAATAGTCGGTTTTGGTATGATTTGAAAACAATGGATGGAATGGATGCTTTTGAATATTGTCGTAAATATAATCCACAGATTCTATCAGCATATGCCAAATGGGATAAGAACAGCATACTAGGCAAATACGATTGGTGTAAACGCAACCTAAAATTGCCAAGAAGTCGGGTGAACCTTGTGCAACGTGCCGAAAAAGCAGACTATGCAACAAATCGTAAAGGTCGCCCAAACATATTGATTGATGACTATATAAAGAATATTCGTGAGTTTGAAGACCGTGGTGGAATAGGTATCCAACACATAAATAAAGACAGAACTATTGCTGAACTCAAGAAGTTGGGTTTATAACTACATCATGTCGAGTAGTTCTTAGTATAACGAAAAGCGAGGAAAAGCAAAATGCCAAAGTGGAGATTTGACCACGAAAAGAACACATCTGCTACTGGTGCTGCCAATAGCGCAGTGTTCTATAAAACAGGACATACTCCGTTTCCCCAAGAAAGTAATTTCAAGTCGAAACGGAATGTCATCGCAACAAGCAAGGGTTGGGTTCGTCGTGTAACGAAAGTTGACACACACGGAAATACTCGTCAGCAAGAAGAAGTTCTTGTTGCAGCAAACCCAGGTGTATCAGGTAAGGATTATACATCTAATCCTTATCTTGAATTTCCAGACATTCACCAAGTATATCTTAGGTTAGATGCTGATGGGAAGTTGACTGCTAACGCAGTCGCCAATGTCTATGTTGTATTCAACTCACCTGTTGTATTTGCGGGAGGTGCGTCTGGTAACAACTTGACACTAACACTTGCGAACACAGTTGGTGGTAACCATGCAGTATTCACAGCAAACAACAATGGTGCACACGCAAATCGTTTGTTGGTAGGTGCGAACAATACAATTATATTCCGTGGCAAATTACAAGGTGGTGCTGATGGGTCTGGTGCAGATGCTACTTACCAAGTCAACGCACAGTCAATTTCTGTTGCTGGTGGTGGTAACCCATTGTACAACCCAGACGATGGCATTACTTTAGCAGCAAACTTGGTAATCACTGGTGCGGTTGCAAATAGTGTCTGTGATGGTGAAGGTCAAGTTATTACTACATTCAATGTTTCCAAATAAGGTGAAATGAAATGGCAGATAAAAAGGTAACACAACTCACAGAGTTGACCACAACTGCCGATAGTGATTTGCTCTATATTGTTGACGATGCGACAGGAACTCCTGTATCAAAGAAAGTTACAGTAACAAACTTCTTTGGTACAGTTCCTGCCAACACAACAATTACGGGTCGTTTTGTTTCTGCAGCAAATACCAACTTCCGTGGTAATCGCTCAGTATTCAATGCGAATACGGTGTTCAATTCAGCACCGATTGCAAACACGAATCGTGTAATTGTTTCAAACAAAGTGACAGTGACATCAAATAATGCAACAACGCAGTTTGGTTCTAATGACCCTGTGAATCAAGGTTCAATATTTTATGATGAGAATTTCTTGTATGTTGCAGTGTCTAACACAGTCATCAAACGAGTTGCACTGAGTACGTTTGCTTCATGATAACTTTTCGTGAGTTTGTTGAGGCAGACCTCAAGTTCAAGGGTAAGGAGATGAAATCTCACCTTGATAAGATGCTTGCTAAGTATAAAAGAGGTGAGAACATTGGTGCTACGGCACTTGCTCGACTGAAGGCACGGGGATTGATTCCCCGTGCTGATGGTTCAAAAAACAAAGGTGAACTTGGAAAAAAATAATTGTGAGATTTGACACATTAGACGATGGCAATTTTTTATTATTCGCAGCAAAAGCATATGAGAATCCTAGTTGTGTAGATGATGCAGAATTCCAAGAAGACTTAAACAGAATTAAGTACATCAAACGATTGTTACGAAAGTATGAGGTCGGAGGTGAACTAAAAGAACGACTAATACTGAATCACTTGGTCGTTTTATATAATGTATTTGATGGAGATGCGATGACACGAATGTTGTTCTATCGATTATACGAATATTTAGAGTTTATTAAACCATTCATGGATTTGATTGGAAGGTTACCCAACGTAGTGTATGGGGTAGGACCAGAAGGGATTGATATCGATTGCAATGTAGTTGTTTCCGATCCAACAATAGAGGCAATATTGAGTAAAATCTAATGGCAAAGGCAGTCGATTTATTTGTAATCTATCAGTTGCTAAAGCGACTGACTACTCCATTCGATGAAACCGAAGCATATGCATTGGGACTCATTGACGAACGTGGAAAGAAACTCCGTTCGCCAAGCACATCCGAAGAAAAAGATGCATATGATTTGATTGACCGATTTGTTTTCAACATCAAACGACTTATAGAAAAGATTCCGGGTGGTAGAACACGTTTGGGTTCTTATGCTGCCGCATTGTTGCTTATCAAAGAACGTGAAGAAATTGAAAAAATAGTGGATAATCACTATCTTATTGAACAAGCGTGGAAAAAGAATTTACGAGAACTCAAAAAAGATATGCCAATAAAACTAAGTGAAATGATTATGGAGGAACCTCGTATTCCTAAAAAGAAGGGACAACCCACTAAAAGCAACAAGCACTCCGACTTATACACAGACGAAGACCCTGAAGGCACAATTCATGGATTGAAGTTTGCAACTACTAAAGACGCAGAGGAGAGTGTCAAAAAAATTGACAAGTCTGATCGTACTCATGCACACAAGATTCAAGCGGCAGTTGCGATGGAGCAACGTGCTCGTGTTGCGGGTAAAAATAGTGCAGCAGATGTTTATCGCACATATATTAATAAAATGAAAGAAATTACAAAAAAACGAAAAAAACAAAATGAAGATGCACCTTCAACAAATACATCAGGTATAGCGGGTCTTACTCCCTCTGATCTAAAAGTGCCACCATCGGCACACAAAAAATACAAAGAACGCAACAAAGCACAAGCAAACACTATAGGTCGTAAGGTCATGTCACTCAAGACATTTACTGAGGAACGACAAATCACCAGATCAGACTTAGATCAGATTGAAAAGTATGCCGATAAGTTGTTTGCAAAAGTTGGCATAGATGTCAATTTTACTCGTCACTTTTTAGATAGAGTGAATGATGAGAGAAACAAAAAGCAAATTACGACAGCAGAATTAACACGATTATTCAAACAGTCATATGCCAAGCACGGTAAAAAAATTTCGGATATGAATCCTGATGCCGAAGCAGTCATCAAGGATATGAAAACAGATGTCAATATGCCATTTGTTCTAAAGTATGATCCGAAGAATCAAGAGATTGATTTGGTCGCAAAGACAGTAATGCGTAAAAAAGGATTTAAGACTCTTGATCCTGAATTAAGAGTGGACTAGTTATGATATATGTGGTATTATTATTGCTTTCTATATTAGGTGGTGTCGGTTTTGGTGGTTATACATATGTGACTGATTTGCAAGAACGAGTCGAAGTTCTTAAAGAAAATAATGCAAAACTTGAACTTGTATTAGACACAAGTGAGGAAAGCATCAAATATTTGCAAAAAAATATAGCAAAATTTTCGGAAGAAAATAAAAGACTACAAACAGATTTACAAAAAGCAGAACAGTACGGTGATGAGTTACAGTCAAAACTAAGACGACACAACCTTACTGCATTAGCAATAAAGAAACCTGCTTTACTTGAAGGGAAAATGAATGGTGCGACAGCAAACTTATGGAGGGACTTGGAGAAAGATTCTGGCGGTGATGGTGACACCCCTCTTCCTCACTGGTTGCAGTCTTTTTCCTTGGGGGACAAAACCGGAACCAGAGATCAAGGTGGTAACCAAAATCGAGAAGACGACAGTTCCGATAGTCCCCAGACCGAAACCACTGAGTCTAATTGATACTCGTGTTTACGTTGTTAACAAAGAAAACTATGATGAGTTTGTTAAAGAGTTTACCAAAGAAAATGGTAAATTAGTGTATGTTGCGTTAGCAATTAAAGACTATGAAAATCTTGCATTGAATATTGCAGAACTCCGTAGGTATTTGAATCAACAAACCGAAATAATAGTATACTACGAACGTGCAGTGAGTGTCACAGACCTAAATACTACACAAGAACAAGAACCCCAAAAGGCACAGTGATGGCGTTTGAAGAACCAAATAGCATCCACACAGACATTGCGGTCATGAAGAAAGAAGTCGAAGGACTTCAGAAGGTTGTAGAGAAGTTGGATGTGACAATCGACAAATTGTCAGACCTCACCACAAGTTTGGATAAGATGGTGCTGATGCAACAAGCACACATCGAGCAACAGTCCGAAGATGATGAAGAAATTAAATCGAAACTTGCTGTGCTTTCTGAGCGAGTCAAACGTATTGAACAAAGCAAGTGGTTTATTACTGGTATTGCCGCTACGGTTGGGTTTATATTAGCACAAATGGAAATATTCAAACGTTTCTTCTCTTGACACACTCCCCATAAATCTGTATAATGGTCTCCATGTTATGGATTGATCACAAATATATCGGACTTCTGTCCTCAAAACTAAACCGTTTTAGTCGCAAGTCAGACAAACTGTACAATTTTCGTTGCCCTATCTGTGGAGATTCCTCTAAAAATAGACACAAGGCACGGGGGTACTTGTTTGAGGGCGACAATGGTCTATTTTATAAGTGCCACAACTGTGGATTCTCAGGGCATCTCAGTAAACTAATTGAGCAAGTTGACCCAAATCTGTATCAGCAATACAACACCGAAACCTTTGCTGAGAGGCACAGTGGTCGTCGTATAGCAAACACAGATTATACACCGTCCTTTGCCCCTAAGTCAACACACAAAGACGATGGTGACTTATTGAAATATACGATGCGATTGTCTGATCTACCGTCTGCCCATCCTGCTGTATTGTATGTACAGACAAGACGTATCCCAGAAGAAAAGTGGCACGATTTATTTTACGCAGAAGATTACTCGATGTTAGAGAATCTACGTCCTGATGTATACGAAGGGAGACTATTAAATGATAAACGCATTGTTATACCTTTTAGAAATCGTGATGGACAACTCATTGGTATTCAGGGTCGATCCATTAGTGGAAGTAAAACTAGATATGTTACAGTCCGACTCACCAACAATGACCCCTTGATTTATGGTCTTGAGTCCATTGACACAACGGAACCAATCTATGTGGTGGAGGGACCTATAGATAGTATGTTCCTCCCGAATGCTGTTGCTTGCGGTGGTTCGGACTTGGTTAAAGCAATGAAGATGCTACCAAAGGGCATGGTCACATTGGTGTTTGATAATCAACCCAGAAACAAAGACCTGATTGCTTTGATTGAAAAGGCATGTAAGTGGGGGTTTTCTGTATTCGTTTATCCGTCAAATATCAAATCGAAAGATATTAATGATATGATACTGGAAGGATTTACACCCGAAGAGATCACCTCTTTAATAAATAAAAACACTCATCATGATCTGGCATTGCGACTCGCAATCCGTGATTGGAAAAAGATATAAGGATAAGTTAATGAATGTAAAACTGATCAGTTTTTCGACTCCAACTCAGGAGTATGAAGATCAGGGAATAGATGATGTGCAAGAACTTATTGCTTATTGTGCGAGGGTATCAAACCCAAGCAATCAGTTGAACACAGAAACCAGTGAAAAGTTAATCAACTATTTGGTGAAACACGCTCATTGGTCACCACTTGAAATGGTTTCTGCATGTATGGAAATAGAAACGACAAGGGACATTGCTCGACAGATTCTGCGGCATAGATCGTTTTCTTTCCAAGAGTTTAGTCAGCGTTATGCTGACCCTACAAAAGACCTTGATTTTGAAATCCGCGAAGCGAGATTGCAAGACGAAAAGAACCGTCAAAACTCAGTTGAAACCGACGATGTAAATCTAAAAACAGAATGGGTGCTTGCCCAAGAGCGAGTCATCATTGAATCACGAAAAGCATATCGTTGGGCAATTGAAAACGGCATTGCAAAAGAGCAAGCACGAGCAGTCCTACCAGAAGGACTAACAAAGTCTCGCATGTATATGAATGGAACATTACGGTCTTGGATTCACTATATTGAACTACGAAGTGCGAATGGAACACAAAAAGAACATATGGAAATAGCAAAGGCGTGTGCCCATGTAATCAGTGAAGTGTTCCCTATGGCAATCAAACTCGTAAAGTAAAGGATAACAAATGACCGAAGAATATCTTGGGATCAAGATTGATCCGTCCCGCGACTCTATTTTATCTGAACAAGGATACAAACTACTCACTGACTACTACTGCATCAACGACGAAACTCCTCAACACGCATTTGCTCGTGCTGCTGTTGCCTATGCCTATGGTGACATGGAGTTGGCACAACGCATTTATGATGGTGCGTCAAAGGGTTGGTTTATGTTTTCGTCACCTGTGTTGTCAAATGCACCGATGCCTGGAGAAAAAATCAGAGCACTACCGATTTCATGCTTCCTTACTTATGTGCCAGATTCGCTAGATGGACTGATTGAGCATTCGGCAGAACTCCGTTGGTTGTCGGTCAAGGGTGGTGGTGTTGGTGGACACTGGTCTGACGTTCGTGCGGTGTCTGAGAAAGCACCCGGACCTATGCCATTCTTGCACACAGTGGATGCTGATATGGTGGCGTATCGCCAAGGTAGAACCCGTAAAGGGTCGTATGCTGCATACATTGACATTGACCATCCCGATATTGTAGAGTTCATGAATATGCGTGTTCCCACAGGTGATGTCAATCGTAAGTGTTTGAACTTACATCACGCAGTCAATATCACGAACAAATTCATGGTCGCTATACAAGCAGATGCTCACTGGGAACTTATTGATCCTGACTCTGGTGAAGTGCGTGATACACTCCGTGCAAGGTACTTGTGGGAAACACTACTGGAGACACGATACAGAACAGGTGAACCATATCTCAACTTTATTGATACCGCAAACGCATATCTACCAGAAACTATGAAAAAGAAAGGATTGAAGATTCATGGTTCAAACCTGTGTAACGAAATTCATTTACCGACAAGTGATGATCGTTCAGCAGTTTGCTGTCTGTCGTCACTCAATTTGGAGAGATTTGATGAGTGGAAGGATACCACTATTGTTCGTGATCTCATTCGCTTTCTTGATAACGTCTTGCAGTTTTTCATTGACCACGCAGGAGACGAAATCTCAAAGGCACGTTATAGTGCAACTCAAGAAAGAAGTTTAGGTTTGGGTGCGATGGGGTTCCATTCGTATCTACAACAGCACCGTGTCGCATTTGAAAGTGAAAAGGCACGGGGAGTCAATGATATTATTTTCAAACATATTCAGAATGAGGCAATTGCCGAAACATTAGTATTAGGTAAAGAACGTGGTGAAGCACCAGATATGGAAGGGACAGGGCGACGAAACGCACACCTTCTTGCGATTGCACCAAATGCCAATTCGTCGTTGATTGGCAACACTTCACCATCAATTGAACCGTGGAAAGCAAATGCGTTTACATCTCGTACTCGTGCGGGATCGCATTTGATAAAGAATAAGTATTTACAAGAAGAACTCGCAAAGATTGGTAAAGACACGCAAGAAATTTGGTCGTCTATCATTACCAATGGCGGTTCGGTTCAGCATCTTGATTTTCTGGACGAGCATCTCAAAGCAGTGTTCAAAACTGCAATCGAACTAAACCAAGATTGGATTGTGTATCTTGGTGGTTCAAGGCAACGGTATCTGTGTCAGGGGCAGTCACTCAATGTGTTTTTTCCAGCAGGTGCAAGTCGTCAGTATATTCACACAGTGCATTACAATGCATGGAAGTATGGATGCAAAGGTCTGTATTATTTGAGAACTGAAACATCAAATCGTGCGGAGAATGTCGCACAAAAGATTGAACGAGATCGACTCGTAGAGTTCGGAGAGCAATCACAAGAAGAATGTGTCGCATGTCAAGGTTAGGGGAAACAATGGATATTACAATTTACTCAAAGTCAGATTGTCCTTTTTGCGTTAAAACAAAGGAATGGTTCAGCAGTCATGGATTTACATACACAGAAAACGTATTGGATGATGAAGAACAACGACTTGCGTTTTATCAGAAGATCAATGGCGCACAAGAGGACTTGACAAAAGGTTCTGAAAGTCGTCCTGTCAATTCTGTGCCACAAATTTTTATTGAGGGTAAGCGCATTGGGGGGTATGACCAACTAGTCCAAAAAGCAGACACTTTACTGAAAAAGAAGTCAGGTGGACTAATGGAGTTTTCAACGACATATAAACCATTTAACTACCCGTGGGCAACTGAAATCACAACCCGTCACGAGAAAGCACACTGGATTGAAGATGAAATTGACTTGAGTGAGGATGTTACTGATTGGAAAGGTGGTAAGGTCACTGCTACAGAAAAGGACTATATCACTAACGTATTACGATTGTTCACACAGTCAGACGTTGCAGTAGGACAAAATTACTATGATCAATTTATTCCTAAGTTCAAGAACAATGAAGTCCGTAATATGTTGGGTTCATTTGCTGCTCGTGAGGGAATACATCAAAGAGCATACGCACTTCTCAATGAAACACTAGGACTACCAGATAGTGAATACCATGCATTTTTAGAATACACAGAGATGGTTGACAAGGTAGAGTTCATGATGGACTCTGATGCCTCTACACAACGTGGTCTTGGACTCGCACTTGCAAAGTCTGTATTCAACGAAGGTGTTGCATTGTTTGCCTCGTTTGTCATGTTGTTGAACTTCCAACGGTTTGGCAAGATGAAAGGTATGGGTAAGGTTGTTGAGTGGTCAATTCGTGACGAGTCAATGCACGTTGAGGGCAACTCAAAACTATTCCGTTCGTTCTGCAATGAACATCCTCGCATCGTAGATACTGAATTCAAAGCAGAAATTTATGAAATGTCAAGTTTAGCGGTCGAATTAGAAGATAAGTTTATTGATTTGGCATACGAGATGGGAGAAATTGAGGGACTATCTAAAGAAGAAGTCAAAAAATATATTCGTTATATTGCAGATAGACGATTACTTCAATTAGGTCTCAAGACAAACTTTAAAGTCAAAGAGAATCCGTTACCTTGGTTGGAGTGGGTGCTTAACGGTGCAGATCACACCAACTTCTTTGAAAATCGTGTTACAGAGTACGAGGTAGCAGGACTCAAAGGATCGTGGGATGAGGCATACGCTGCATGAAAGATACTGATGAATATACAGTATTAGAGGTAACATGCCCAGATTGTGCCTCTGAGTATGAATTAGCATATGATGAGGATGAAACAGAAGAACCCGTTTACTGCCCATTTTGTGGGACCGATCTACCAGATTCCGTGGTAGAAGAAGGAACTACAGAAAACGAGGATGACTTTAGTGACTATATAGAAGACGAAGATGACAATGAAGATGATCAGTGAGTTATACGAATCCTTGGACACTAGACGGTAAGATATTTGAATCAAATAATATAGATGATGCACAGGGGTTTGTGTATCTGATTACAAATTTGACAACCAACCTAAAGTATGTTGGAAAGAAGAATTTCTGGTCAGTACGCAAACTCCCACCCCTCAAGGGCAAGACCCGCAAGCGAACCAAGCGAGTCGAGTCCGATTGGAAAGATTATTATGGTTCCAGTGAAGAAGTCAAAGAGTTAGTTGAATCAACAGGTAAACACAATTTCAAACGTGAGATATTGAAACTGTGTCAGTCCAAAGGCGAACTCAGTTATTATGAATTAAAATATCAAGTGGAAAATGATGTTCTATTGAAACCCGATGAATATTACAACGCATTCGTCGGTGCAAAAATTCATAGGAAACACCTTGTAAAAAGTTGACATTGATCAGAAGTTTATGTATAATAGTATAAATTACAAATGAAATATTAGGAGAAAAACAGTTCAATGTCAACTATTAGAATGTTTATTGGCACAAGTGCTAATGGTGAGGACAAAGAAATTGAGATGGCGTATGAGTATACGCTACGCAAGAATTCTTCAAGTAACCTTGAAATTACATGGATGCGACAGACACCTGATCTGACGAGCATTTGGGGTGGATGGAAGACTCACACTTGGTCAACTCCGTTTTCAGGATATCGATGGGCAATCCCAGAAGCATGTGGGTTTGAGGGTAAGGCAATCTATACTGATTGTGATATGTTAAACTTCAAAGATATCACTGAACTTTACAACATTAATCTCAATGGCAAACCATTTGCGGCACGAGTCGGCAATCGGTTTGGAGGGCACGAGTTCTGTGTGATGGTGATTGACTGTGCGGTGGCACAACAGTATCTCATTCCTGTACAACGCATGAAGAAAATACCAGAAACACATCAACGTTACATTAGGCAGTTCAGTGGCAACCACGACTTGGTAGAACCATTACATCCAAAGTGGAACTCACTGGACGGTGACAATACTCCGATGGATGAACTGTGGCATCTACACTACACGAGGATGGAATCGCAACCGTGGCAACCTGCTTGGTTTACTGGCAAACCAGAAGCACACAAGAGACCTGAACTAGTTCAGTTGTATCACGATACAGTTCAAGAAGCATATGATGCAAAATGTAAACCTCTAGAACCCGATGTGGATTACCTCGCATATGGGCAATACGACATTATTGGTAAATAATATGTTTGGTGGAACGATCCCTCAAGGGAAAACATTATTAGTTGCATGTGATGCGAAATACTATGTTGAGCATTTCGTACCACTGGCATACTCTGCGGTCGGGGCGGGTGAGCAGATACACGCACACGTTGTCAACCCAGACAGAGGGTGTCATGGACTATCGATGGTTCTTGAAGAAGACATTGGAGTCACCTATTCGTTTGAACGTACAGACTTGAGTGGTATTGACTCAAGAACTTACTATGCCTGTGCACGGTTTATGATTCTGCCAGAACTGATGGCACACGGGTTGAGCGAAGCATTGGTATTGGACGCTGACTGTTTAGTAATGAATGAAATTGATTGGTCGCAGTTTAGGGATGCTGATGTTGGATTGTTTTTCCGTGAACCACTAGCAAACACGGGCGAATGGGAAACGCAAGGTTCTAAGATTGCGGCAGGTGCGGTGTATGTCAACAAGGGTGCACGAGAGTTCACTCAAGATGTTCGGCAAAATATTGCGAAAGGTCCGTTTCAGTGGTTCATAGATCAACGAGCACTCAACGAGGCACACGACAAACACAAAGACAAACTGGAATTTTATGGTATTCCCTCAAACTTTATGGATTGGGAGTTTGTCGAGGGTTCAACAATTTGGACGGGTAAGGGCGATAGAAAACACAAAAATATGACTTATGTGCAAGCAAAAGAAGCATGGGGTTCATATTTTCATGGAGCAAGAGATAGGATATGGCAGACAAAATACTAATCCTCAAACCACGACTAGATGTGACATTCAAGGAAGGTCCCGTCCCTGAAGGGCGAGGATACATCCAACCGATTCGTACACATTGGCACAACTTTGTTGAGCATCTATCAAAGGTGCACCCAAAAGCACTAATTATAGAAAGACCACTGTGGCAGTTCTCACCTGAAATGGTACAGTATATGGATGCTGACATCGTGTATGTACCACACAAGCAACAGAACAACTTCTTTGTAGAGGGAGACACAAAGGTTCGGTATTACATGCAGACAGTGTTTCCGTGGTTGTTCAGTATTGACCCCGTGGGTTGGGAGGGTGGTTCGTCTGTATGGAATCACTTTACGTTAGGTGAAGTAGATGCACCGCACTTTGATGACCTCAAGGAACATATCAGAGGTGGCGGTACAAAGTTTGAGAATCTACAACCAGAGAAAGGTCAAAAGTTATTTGACCCAGGATTTATCCTATTCGTGTGTCAGATTCCGCACGATGAAACAATCATCTATCATTCTGATGTGGAAGTAATTGACGGTCTCAAGCAGTCGATTGAATACGCAAAGGAACAAGGTAAGCAGATTGTTGTCAAAGGACATCCTGTCAATCCGGGTTCAATGTCTGAACTCAAGAAAGAGACACTGAAACACGAACACGCAACGTGGATTGAGAATGTACACCTACACGATTTGATGGAAGATTGTTCGGAAGTGCATGTCATCAATTCAGGTACGGGATACGAGGCAATTCTATTTGAGAAACCTGTTCGTACATACGGTCGTTGTCTCTATGAAAATATTGTCAATAAAGAAGTTGACACCGAACTCTATCGTAAGTTTATCAATGGATTCGTGGAATGGTGTTATGATACAAAAACAGGTCGGGGGTTTGACAAACTAAAATGAAAACACAACTGAAAGTGACAGGTGACGATACATTCAAAATTGGTACAGACGATGGATTGAATGATAATGGCACAGCACCCAACAGTAAGGGTGGTACAGAGAACATGTATCATGGATTGATGGATCGACTTGACCCTGAATTGCGGGATAAGTTTCACATCATCTGTTCACGAGTGCGTAAGATTGACCCAAATAAGAAAAACATTCTGTGGTTACACGACACTTGGGATGACCCCGAAAGTCAACACCTCAAAGACCCTAAAAGTTTGGAACGGTTTGACCAATTGGTGTTTGTATCGCATCACCAACAGCAAACGTATAACATGGGATTAGGTGTGCCATATCAGAAGGGTGTTGTCATCACTAATGCAGTGACACCGATTGAAGAGCACGAGAAAGAATTTGATGGTCCGATCAGACTCATCTATCACACCACACCACATCGAGGTTTAGAGATTCTAGTTCCTGTGATTGAGCAGATGATTGAACAGACAGACGTTGATATTCATCTAGATGTATTTTCATCATTCTCCATTTATGGGTGGAACCAAAGAGACAAACCATATGAGGCACTGTTTGAAAAAATTAAAGCGCATCCGAACATGACCTATCACGGGTTTCAACCAAACGAGGTGGTTCGGGAGGCACTCACGAGGGCACACATCTTTGCATATCCTAGCATTTGGCCAGAGACATCATGTATTGCCGCTTTAGAAGCAATGAGTGCGGGGTGTGCGGTAGTATGCCCGAACATGGGTGCATTACCAGAGACGGTCAATAAGTTTGGTTTAATATATCCGTGGACAGAACAGAATCGGATTCATGCGAACGTGTTTGCAAACACATTGTACGGCACAATCAAAGAAATTCAAAACATGCAAGAACGCATGAGGATTCAGAAGATATTTGTAGACAACTTCTACAATTGGGAGTTAACAATCGCCCAATGGGAAGGACTGCTGAAGGGAGTCCTCGATGGCAAAATATGAACTATTTGAGTCTTTATGGTTGGTCAGTGGCAGAGAGGCATCTGAAGAGGAACAAGAGAAACTTGACATGATGGTTAACATGGGTTATAATGTAAACTCAGATTTAGATCATGACTTGTTTGAAATGGAGATGCGTAATGGCAAAGAAACGCAAACTGACTGAAGAGCAACGTGACGAGTTGCGTGAACGTCTTGCAAAAGCAAGAGCAGCAAAAGGTGAACCTGAATACAAGACTATTCACTCAACTGTGTTACAACTCGATGAGGATCATCCACTGTCAATGCAGAACTGCAAACAGTACATCAAGACGCAGAAGTCACTGATGACCAAATACAAATCAGAGATGCGTAATGATATCAAGGGTGCGAAGGCAAAATATCATCAGTGTGAGGGATATATTCGTAACATTCAGTCCTACCTCAAGACAGGAACATGGGTTGATATGTTTTACGGTGAGTTCCAAGAACATCAAATGGGATGGAAGACTGTCAGAGTAGCAGGGTAGTTATGATATTAGTTGATTTAAGTCAGGTGATTATTTCATCCCTGATGCAACAAGTGGGTTCCAAGAAGTACGGTATGGACGTTACTGAAGATTTGATGCGTCATATCGTACTCAACACGATACGTTCTTATCGGAATCGTTTCAATGGCAAGTATGGCGAGGTAGTGATTTGCTGTGACGCATCACACTACTGGCGTAAGGATGTGTTTCCATACTACAAAGCATCTCGCAAGAAGTTGCGTGAGCAGAGTGGTATTGATTGGACAATTATATTTGACACACTTCATGCGGTTCGTGATGAACTGGAAGAGAACTTCCCATACAAAGTGATTCGTGTTGATGGTGCAGAAGCAGATGATATCATTGCCACAATTTGTAATGTACATGGTTCATTCTTGGCACGAGAAGATGACGAGAAGATTTTGATTTTATCGTCGGACAAAGACTTCATGCAGTTGCAGAAGTATGTCAATGTCGATCAGTGGTCACCATCACAAGATAAGTTTCTCCGCACAGACAACCCCGAAAAGTTCAAACGTGAGCATATTCTAATGGGCGATAGGAGTGATGGCATTCCGAACTTTATGTCGGACGATGACTGCTTTGTTTCAGATAAGAGACAGAAACCAATACGAGCAACAAAGATTGAAGAGTGGCAAGCACTTGATCCCGAATCATTTTGTGATGAAAAGATGTTAAGAGGATATCGACGCAATGAGCAATTGGTTGACTTGGATATGGTTCCGAATACTATTTCGGAAGAGGTGCTAAATCAATATGAAACAAAAGGCAATGGTCGTGAAAAACTCATGAACTATTTTATCAAACACCGACTACAAAATCTTATGGAACACATCGGAGAATTTTGATGGCAAATATAATAGGTCTTGCTGAAATTTTAGATAAGGCGGGGAAAAAGAGAACCAAACCAGAAAAGGTACAAGTTCTAAAAGATAATTCAAGTCCTGCACTCAAAGACTTGCTGACATTTATATGTGATCCTCGCATCACTTGGTTGATTCCTAGCACACGCCCACCATTTAAAAAGATGGAAAAGAGTTCTGACTTACAGCATGTGTTGATACAAGACATCAACAAAAAGAAGATGTTGTACTTCTGTGCAGGTAACAATGTGCCGTTTAACGAGGGAATTAAGCAAGTTAAGAGAGAGCAACTGTTTTTGCAGATGTTAGAGTCAGTTGACCCAGATGATTCAGAGTTGCTGTTACTAGCAGTCAACAAGCAATTACCAAAAGGCATCTCAATGCCTGTCATTAAAGAGTATATTCCACAAAGAGCAAACGATTGGTGAAAGCATACATTATTGGCAACGGTACATCACGCAAAGGTTTCAATCTTGAGTCATTGCGGAATAAAGGAACCATATTCGGGTGCAATGCTCTATACAGAGATTTCACGCCCGATTACTTGGTTGCTATAGATGATAAGATTATCGGAGAAATCAACTACGCAATAGACAAGGGGGAATGTAAAGTCCCAAGATTGAGGTTTATCGTGCCAGGGTGGAATGAATGTTTTGAGGAAACAACAGGTCGTCGATCTAATGCGGGCATGAATGCTATGAAGGAAGCAATCAAGATGGGGCACAAGGAATTGTACTGTCTTGGTTTTGATTTTCTAATAGATAATGATGTGAGTGTGGCAAATGTATATGATGGGACTGATTGTTACGGACCCGAAACCCGTGCTAATCGTGCAGATAATATAAATAGAGTTGCCTATATGGAGTATATTGCACTAAATAATCGTGAAGTGACGTTTACTTTTTTATTTCCTCGCACAGATGATCCTTTGCAATTATTGACTTTATCGTGCGACAATGTACAAGGTATGTTTTATGATGCATTTGAGGAGAGAATTATAAATGATAGTCCCACCTGAGTTTTTATTCTTTGGAGCAATAGCACTGTGCACTTACTTTTCCTTTCGATCTGGTCAAAATACTGGCAGAGAACAAGCAGTTGATTCAGTATTTACGATCATTGAATCTATGAATGATTATGTAAGAGTTGAACGCACAAACAATGGGGATATTAAACTAGTTAAATTGAGTGAAGACGCAAGTGTTTAGGGCAACCGCCCATTCTCAAAAAACAACAGAGGAGTTCTTATGTCCGAACGGGATTTCTATAATCTCAGAGAAATGATTCGCAAGTTGAGTCGTAAGGTCGAAAAACTAGAGAAACAACTTGAAGGAAAGGCATAGGAGGGATGGGGTCGAAAGACCCCATTTTTTTCAAATATTTTTCAAAAAAATGTTGACATGGGTTTCTGATTATGAGATACTACACCTGTAGTTGAGAGAGGAGTTACATTATGTACGTTGAAACTTGGGTTGATTCTTGCGACATTACTAAGGTCAAGTATCCTTCTGTTGTGAAGGGTGCTGCGGCAGTCGCACAAGGTGCTACTGGTCGTTACTGTGAGGTGATCTGGATTGGTCCAGAATACATCGCAGAGCGTGGACTCACAGTCCTGTCTCGTGAGGAGGCATATGCCATTGTCGAGAAGGAGGGTGGTTATGCCGACTTCTAATTTGGTTGCCGTGTTGAAAGATACGGTTGAGTTCTTGCAAAAGCAGATTGATGCGTTAGAGGAAGACGCATACATAGATGAATTGTCTTGGGTTGAGTGGGAGCGAAGTAATGCCTAAGTATGTAATGGTTGATACCATATCGCAGTTCCGTGTGCGGTATGTCGTAGAAGTACCAGATGATGTTGAAAAACCAATTTGGGTATGCTCCAAAGGAATGCCTTGTGCGGGCAAGTATCCGTGTACACCCGAAGTATACGCATCTGATACTGTCGTATGTGAAGAAACTCGTGAGTTTTCACAAGAACATCTTGGAGAGACAATCGTCTCAACTCGTGAAGTATCCCTAGAAGAAGCAATCGCACAGTATCGTAAAGACGAACCTACTCTTGGCGAAGCATGGGATGATGAGACAATCATCAAGAATAACATCACTGAGATTGGGTTTGGGTACAATCGCAAAGAATACGAAGCACAAGAAGAAGAATGGGAAGAGAACAACGAACGCATGGACATCATCGGTCAAAATGGCAACGATGGGTTGCACTATGACTCAGACGGTGGGTTGGATAGTTTCAAATGAGTTGTATAAAACTGAGGAAATCACAATGATGGGTTGGATAAAATTAGGTAAGTTTGCCTATGGTCTATTAGACAGCACAAAGAATGCCTTGAAGCATTCGCCTGTAGAGTATCGTTTCTTGCTAACGAGTTTATTGGCAAGTATGTGGTGTATTGCATTTGGCATTTACACCGCAGAACTACTCTTTATTGGTTACAGTATTATTGGGCATCAGATTTTGATTGCATGTGTGTTTATCACATGGGGAGTGTTTCATAATGTAAAAAAGCCAACACCCCCAGCTCCACCGAACAAGGTGCGTTGGGATTTAAGTCGAGAAGGGTAAGTCACTGGGATCTAGATTATTAATATGATTAACACATGGATACCTAAGTGTCCCGCACCTGTAGCACAATTCTTGTTAAGGATACCAATTAGTATTCTATTTCTACAACAAGGAATGAGTAAATTACCTGTAACAGAAGCAACAGCAGAAGCTTTTGGATTGCCGTATATTGTATGGTGGTTCGTAACCTATGGAGAGATAGGATCAGCGATTGGATTGCTAGTGGGTGGTGTCATAGGATTTAAAGATCATATTGGTCTTGGTGATTTGATCACACGATTCTCTGGAATCACAATGGCATGTATCATGACAGGTGTAATATGGGTCAGTGCTCCGACAGATTTGATGACTGTATTGATGTATGATTATCTGCATGTGAGTTTGTACTTTGTAGGTTTATATTTTGCATTGCGTGGTAATGCTAAGTGGGATTCTTAATGAAAATTACTGAAAAAAATGAATGGTGGTTTAGTATTGCGTTGTGGATGCCTATACTTGCTATAGGCAGTCTATTTCTTGTTACAAGTATTGGAGGATACTAATGAAAGAAGTTATTATCGGAATGGTTTTAATGTTTGGTGCAACTGGTGCTTCCTTGGCATATTTGGGTGCAGGTGAAAACCGCAGTCTTGGTTTCACAAACATTTGTGGAGACAGAGGCACATTTTGTTTCCGCAAGGTAGTTGAGAAGAAAGAAGTTGTTT